TTTTGAGCAGTTCAAATGGACAGGCATTTATGCTGCCGAAGATCATCCGTACCGGCATACACCGGTATGAGGGAACAGGAGTGAGAAAAACAGAAATGGCTACACAGTACAGAAAAGCATACGTCCCGGTTACGCTGGATGTGGACAAGGAGGGGGCAATCCTCCCTCGCCTTATCTGGTGGGACAACGGTGTAATCTTTCAAATCGACCAGATTCTATACAAATGCCGCGCCACATCCAAAAAGGTTGGGGGCGGAGGCATCCGTTACACAGTTCAGATTCGCGGAAAGGAGTCATTTCTTTTCCACGAAGGAGACAAGTGGTTCGTCGAAGCAAAGGAGGACAACTGCTCATGATTTTATCCCAGCGCCAACTTGAAGAAATTGCAGCCTCAACAACGAAGGACTTCAACCGGTTCTTTTTCGGGGATGAGGCGGACAAGCCCGACCGATCAGCTTTGCCAACACCCATTGATCAGTTTGCAAAGAACTATCTCGGTCTTCGCGTATCATTCGCCCGTCTCTCGCCGGACGGAAGCATCTGCGGTGTCACTGCCTATGCCGACACTGAGTACAAGATCACGGAACTTGGTATTACGCGCACACTGGCTTTGAAGCGTAATCAGGTCATCTTGGACGAGAGCTTCATTCGATCCGGCAACGTGCAGCGGCTCTGCGCCAAGCGCAGATTTACCCTTGCCCACGAGTGCGCCCATCAGATTCTCTTCCAACTGGAATCGGAAGAGGTAAAGGCGTCCTGCGAAATGAAATATTCCGCACGGACAGCCTATACGCCGCGAGAGCTGAAAACCCGCGAGGACTGGAACGAGTGGCAAGCAAATGTCTTGGGCGCGGCGATCCTGCTTCCTCAAAAAGAGGTTGACCTGGCAATGCGTCGGTTTGCAGAAACGCCGCTGATCAATTACGAGGGGAGGTATTCGTATGGTGATCACTTAACGCTGCGCCTTTTCTGCCGGTTGTTCGGTGTCTCCAAGACAACGGCGTCTATCCGCCTTCGTCAGCTCGGCTACATGGTAGATCGTCCATTCAGTGAGTATGTTGACCCATTGGAGGTGTGGTAATGAAGAGAGCATCCATTCGGGTTCAGGAACCGACGCCGGAGCTGATCGAAAAAATCCGCAGGGCAAGAGTTGCCATTTCCCAGCAGAAGCCCCGATACCTGAAATGTCCCTATTGTCAGCATAATGCCATTGCTGTCTACGAGGACACGAGGGGTCATGTAGAATCCAAGTGCAAGAAATGCGGGCGGATCACAGTCTTTGATGTGCTGAATATGAGAAGACTGCGACCGCGTACCAAGTAAGAACCGGAGGACAAGCCTCTGTTCTAAAATAAAATATATGTCATAGCTGAGCTGTGGAGCCGCCTGATAGGTGAAGTCATCCTAATGCCGCATGAGACAGAGTTTAATTGCTCTGTTTTATCGGCATGGGATTCAAACCTCACCGTCATGCGGCTCTTTTTCTGTCTTCACCCTTCCCGCTGCTCCCGCGCAGCGGAAAGGATGAACAATGAAAATCCCTAAGACCCCTATCGCGTTCGATTACGACCTATGGACTACGGAGGACGGCAAGTGCATGGTGCGCGTGAAACGAACCGGCGAAGTTTCCGAGGTTGACCGCAAGGTTATGAGAATCCTTCGCGCAGAGGAAAAGCGGATCAGACGCTCGTATGGCTCTGACAACACCTCTGAGGATGAAGACGGCGCAGAGAAAATTTCTGATACCGTGCTGTCCCTTGACGCTATGCCGGAGGACGATGTGAAGTCCGCTGCATGGCTGGCAGACTCCCGCGACTGCATGGAGGAACTGATCACCGCCCTCAAAGAGAAGGAGCTTCTTTCCATTCTGACAGAGAAGCAGCGCGAATTGTATCTTGCGATGACCCGTGAAGGACTGACTCTTCGAGAGTTTGCCCGAAGGAAAGGCATCGGCATCAGAGCTGCATTTGACCTCAAAGCAGCGGTGCAGAAAAAATTTCAAAGAATTTTTTGAGCGGTACTCAACAAACGGCAAAAAGATGTCCGTTGTAAAGTGAAAGGGTCAATCAGACCACTTCACTGCTCCTTGAAAACTGAATAGTTCAGTGCTGCGGATCTTTCCGCTTCTGCGAAGCAACACAGCTTCCGACGCCAAGACCTCCCGAAAGGGAGTGAGCGACCACCGGAGAGCTATAACAGTCGTGTGGTGCGGCTGCTTGCGACGATGCAGATGCCGGGTATAATGATACTTCCGTCTTTTCTTTGAATGGGCGGCTCGGAGCGATCCTCGGAGGGGTGAGAGTCCCATGATACCGATTAACCGTTGGTAGTCCGCAGCATTCCCGGAACTGCAAAGTTCTTCTGGCAGGGGCGCGAGCTGCAAATATGCCGGACAACGAAACAAACCCAAAAGAAACTTACTATATAGTTTCAGGATGAAAACTATGTGGCAGAGTGTCTTCACAAGATGCTCTGCCATATCCTTTTGTCCTGAATAGTTCTACGAAACAGGAGGTGCTTAGAATATGATGGGCATTGAAACAATGAAAAACGTCAGCCCGAAAACGGTTGACCGAAGCACACTCGTTCAGAGAAGCAGCGTCCGGCTTGATCCTGCGGCACCGCGAGAGGACAGGCTGAGGGAGTTCATCAAGCAGATCAGAAATCCTTATTGTTATCTGGACGGGAAGACAGTGGTGAAGATCAGCTTCGCCGAGACGGACACGACGATGGAAGAGTGTCTGGAACACTATCTGAGAGGGCTTTGATTTATGAACAGTCTGAATCTTTTCACCCGGTTCTATGGACAAGCGATTGAGCCTGTGGTATAATGAAATCGGTCAAAAAAAGAAGAATACGGATTAAGCCGCTTGCCCTGATGGTCATGTGGCGTTTTCGTGTTCCTCTTCATAAGAGTTGAAGCAAGCCTTCGTCTTTCTGATTTGATGTACCACACCAAACAGAAAAACGGAGGTTATTTTTATGCCAGACAAGGTTTACCGCACGGCGATCTATTGCCGTCTGTCCCGTGAGGATGGAGATAAAGTTGAAAGCAACTCCATCGCCAGCCAGAGAGCCATCTGCGAGGACTATATCGCAAGACATGAGGATTTGGAGCTGGTCTGTGAGCCGTTTGTGGATGACGGGTACAGCGGCGTTTCCTTCAATCGTCCTCAATTCAAAAAGCTGGAAGAGGCAATCCGCAAGGGTGCGCTTGACTGCATTGTGGTCAAGGATCTCAGCCGCTTCTCAAGAAACTACATCGACGGCGGGCGCTACATTGAAAAGATTTTCCCGCAGCTCGGCATTCGCTTCATCGCAATCAATGATGCGTATGACAGTCTGACCGGTGATCCGCAGTCCGACTCCTTTGTTATCCCGTTCAAAAACCTGATTAACGATTCTTACTGCAAGGACATCTCCATGAAAATCCGAAGCAGTTTGGAAGTCAAGCAGAAGAGCGGTGAGTTCGTCGGCTCGTTCGCGCCTTACGGCTACATGAAATCGCCGGAGAACAAAAACCAGCTCATCGTGGATGAAGCGGTCAGCGAATATGTGCAGATGATCTTTTCCATGTACAAGGACGGTTTCTCCATTGGGCGCATTGCAAAGCGTCTGAACCAGATGGGCGTCCTGTCCCCAATGGAATACAAGCATTCCGCCGGTGTGAAGTTCGATACCGTCTTCAAAACCGGCGATACCGCAAAATGGACGTACAAAGCCGTCCAGCGTATTCTCACCAACGAGGTTTATATCGGCGTTCTGGCTCAGGGCAAGCGCGGCACTCCCAACTACAAAGTCCGCGTTGTGAAGAGCAAGGATGAATCCGAGTGGGTCAAGGTTGAAAATGCGCATGAAGCTCTTGTGTCCTACGAGGACTTCATGGCAGTCAAGGTCATGATGCAGCGCGATATGCGCTGTTCGCCCGATCAGGACGAAGCGCATCTGTTTTCCGGCTTCCTGTTCTGCGGAGACTGTCAGCAGCCAATGATCCGCAAGACCGTCCCGTCGAAGACGAAAAAGTATATTTACTACGTCTGCTCCACCAATAAGCACAGCCGGACGTGCAGCCCGCACAGCATCGCCGCAAAAGAGGTTGAAGAGAAGGTCTTCCGTGCCATTCATGACCAGATCGAGCTTGTCATCAATCTGGAACACGCGCTTGCGATGATAGAACGGCTTCCGTCTCAGAGCCGTAAGGCTTTCAATTACGAAGCTCAGATCGCCAAAATCGAGGAAGAGATTGAACGGTACCAAAAGCTCAAGCTGGGGCTTTACGAGAACTTCATCGGCGGCGTCATTGATAAGTCGGAATACTTCGAGTTCCGCAACAGCTACAGCAAAATCATTGAGGGCAAGCAGGACGCGCTTCTGCGGGTTAAAAAAGAAATGAAGCAGACGGTGACAACCGGTACGACTGAACGAAACTGGGTGATGCTTTTCAAGCAGTATGAAAACGTCGAAGAGCTGAACCGCCGTGTGCTGATGTCGTTGGTTGACCGCATCCTGATTCACGAAAACCATGCAATCGAAATCGTTTTCAAATATAGGGACGAATACCAGCAGACGCTTGAATACATTCTCGGCTATGCCGACGAACTGGATATTGCCGTATAAGGGAGGGATGAGCAAATGGCAAGAAAAAGCAGAAAACAAATTGCAGTCGAAGAGCCGGTTATCGAACCTGTTTCTTCCGAGGTCTTCTCAACAGCCATCTATGCCCGTCTTTCCGTTGAAAACAGCGGCAAGTCCGAAAAGGTGGATGTCATCGCAAATCAGATTGAGATTTGCAAGTCCTACATTGCAGAGCGTCCCTACCTGAATCTGATAGATACCTATGTGGACAACGGACGAACAGGAACGGTTTTTGATAGACCGGAGTTCAACCGTCTGATGAACGACATCCGCACCGGCAGGATCAAGTGCCTTGTGGTTCGTGATCTCAGCCGGTTCGGGCGAGACTACATCGAGGCAGGAACCTATCTGGAACGGGTCTTTCCGCAGATCGGGCTTCGGTTTATCGCCATCAAGGAAAACTACGATAACTTTGACGCGGACGGCTCCGGCGAAAGCCTCATCATCCCTCTGCAAAACATGATCAACACACTCTACTCGAAAGACATCTCCCGCAAGGTTTCCACCGCGCTCAAGGCACAGATGGAAAGCGGAGAGTTCAAGAAGCGCAATCTCCCGTATGGTTATCGCTGGGATGAGGAACACAGCAATATGGTCTTCGATGAGGAAACCGCGCCGATTGTCCGGAAGATTTTCCAATGGAAGATTGAAGGACTGTCCCTTCCTGCGATTGCAGACCGGCTTGATGCAATGAATGCGCCCAATCCGGAGTTTCAGAAGTATCAGGTCGGCGTCCGCACAGGCAATGCTACGGCAAAGAAGATTTGGAACAAGTCTTCACTCACTACCATTCTGGATAATCCCCATTACGTCGGAGATACCGTTCTCGGACGGACGCTGAACGCCATCTACAAGGGCGTCAGGAATCAGCATATCGACCGCGAGGAATGGATCGTCTTTCCCAATACGCACGAGGCGATTATCTCCCGTGAGGACTTCCAGAAGGTACGAGAAATGCGGAACGCTGCTGCAAGGACAAGGGTTGAGAAGATGGAGCGCACGGAGGAAATCCGCGCTACGCTGATCAATCTCTTTGAAGACAAAATCGTCTGCGCAGACTGCGGCAGGAAGCTCTATTTCCATCGCAAGCGCGTTGACAAGCGTAAGGACGGCGCATGGTACGCCTTCTATGAGTGCAGTTCATCCGTCAAGCGCGGCAATCTCTGTACGCCACACTATACGCGGCAGGACAAACTCGAAGCCGATGTGCTTGCGGCGATCCAGCTTCAAGTCAAGGCGGCTCTCAATTACGACAAGCTGCTTGCCAAACTGAGAAACAGCGAAGGTGAACGCAGCATCCGAGATCAGCAGAATGCGCTCATTACAAGCCTGAATCTGAAACTCTGCGGTATTTCCAAGAAGCGTACCCGTCTCTATGAGGACTTCACGGAAGGCGTTCTCGATGAAGAGGAATACGCCTTTGCCAAGAAAGCCTACGATGAGCAGTATGCCGATCTTTCACGGCGGTTGGATGAAGCGGTTCAGCGGAAGGTAAAGTTTGCCGAGGCAATGTCCGAGGACAATAAGTGGCTCACGCTGATGAAATCCGTCAGCGGTGCAACGATGCTCTCTCAGGAGTTGGTTGACGAGTCCGTAGAGCTTGTGAAAGTCCATGAGGACGGCTCAATCGAGCTGGTCATGAAATACGGCGATATTTACGCTCTGACCGTTCAGAGTATCAAGGAAGTACAGGAGGCGATGTAAATGAGCAAGGAATACAACATCGGCATCTACATCCGCCTCTCAATGGCTGATGAAGATACCGGCTATGGCAGCAAGGCGGAAAGTGACAGCATCGGCAACCAACGTATGCTCATCAATCGCTTTCTTGACAATCATCCGGAGCTGTCTCACTGTCAGCGGTCTGAGTTTGCGGATGACGGTTATACCGGCACGAACTTTCACCGTCCTCAGTTCACGCAGATGATGGAGAAGGTCAAGCGCGGCGAGATTAACCTGATCTGCGTCAAAGACTTTTCCCGCTTTTCTCGTGACTACATTGAAACGGGAAACTATCTGGAATGCACTTTTCCATTCATGGGCGTCCGCTTTATTTCCATCAACGACGGCTATGACAGTGACGATTACAAAGGCACAACGGGCGGTCTGGAAGTGGTTATGCGCAGCATCATCTACGCCGCATACAGCAAAGACCTTTCCGTAAAGACCACATCGGCAAAAATCCAGATGATGAAGCAGGGCAAGTATGTCGGTGGCTACGCCCCATACGGCTACGTCCTGCATCCCACCATTCGGAACAAACTTGCCGTAGACCCGGAGGCGGCTGATGTGATCCGTCGTATTTTCCGCGAGGCGCTGGAAGGCAGCAACACCTCTCAGATCGCCCGCAGCCTGAATGATGACGGCATCCCGACGCCGGGGCAATACTTCAAGAGCAAGCATCCCGACAAGAAGAAGTTCAGTAACATGAGCGAGAAAATCAGTTGGGAAACCGTGATGGTCTATAACATCCTCAAAAACCTTGTTTACACCGGAACACTGGTCAGCCGCAAAATGAAGTCCTGCGGTGTCGGCTCAAAAAAGCGTGTTGTCAATGAGCCGATTATCGTAGAAGGAACGCATGAAGCTATTATCAGCAAGGAAGACTTTGAGCTTGCTCAGAAGGTCATTCGAGGCGGAGGACGGAATCCCACGCGCAAGCAGCATGACTATCCGCTCAAGGGACTCGTCCGCTGCGGTAACTGTAAACGTGCTATGACACGCCGAAAGAACAAGGCTGGCATTCGATACTTCCAGTGCATTCACTCGGTCAACAACGGAAACACAGACTGTCCGGTTGGCAGGAGCTTTCCGGAAATGGATATTGAGAAGGTTGTCTTCCATGCCCTTACTCAGTTTCTTGCTTTGGCACAGAAGGAAGCAATACAGAACCGCGAAGTCGGTGATCTGCGGAAATCTGCCATCAAGGAATGTGCTGATAAAATCCGCACTCTGCAAAAGCAGAACGAGCAGAACAAGGCGTCCAAGCTGAGGCTCTACGAGAAGTATGCAGCCGGAAGCATCACGAAGGAGGCGTACATTCAGCAGAAGGCGGCAGCGGATGTGAAGATTGCTGAAAACGATGGAGCAATCCAGCGCAGTCACGAGCGGATGAAGGAGCTTGACTCCGAGACCGCCTGTTCAGATGAAAAGCTGGATGCGGTCTGCGAACAGTACGCCGACTGCAAAGCTCTGACCTATGAGCTGACCCACGCATTCATTTCTGCGGTCTACATTTACGATCTTGACAACATAGAAATCGTCTGGAAGTTCAAGGACTTCCTCACTACATCAGAAGGAGAAGCCAAATGAAAGTATTTCTTTATATCCGCGTTGCCTGTGCGGATCAGCTTGCGGCAGCAGACCAGCGGGAAGAGCTGGAACGCTATGCGAAGGACAAAGGCTATGAGGTGGCTGCTGCTGTGGCGGCAGACGGCATCTCCGGCGTCCATACGGAAGGTATCATGAACTTCCTGCTGAACGAAGCCAAGCGTCAGGACATCGGTACGATCCTCACCCGCGACACCTCGCGAATCAGCCGGGACACTTCCTCTTTCATGAGGTTTGAGCGAAAGTTCCGGGAGAACGGCATCCGGTTCGAGTATCTGTCCAAGCCTGACAACGAGCTTCCGGTCACTCCGATGTTGGAGGCATTTGCGGCGGCGTATAAGAAGCGTCGCACAAAGAACGGCACAAGAGCGTAGAGAAAACGCAAGCCGTTCACGGGTGGTTGTCCACCTATGAACGGCTTGTAAATTCTCAAAATTTTTTTAGTCCCTACTTGACACAAGAAGATTTATCTCGCTTCGGCAGAAACTACATTGAAACGGGCCGTTATCTGGAACGAATCTTTCCATTCATGGGTGTGCGCTTCATCGCCATCAACGATCATTATGACAGTGCAGAGGAAAACGATGATAAGGGCCGTATTCTGATTCCATTCAACAATCTTATCAATGACACCTACTGCCGGGATATTTCGCTGCGCGTCCGTAGTCACCTGGATGTGAAACGAAAAGAAGGTCAGTTCATTGGCAGCTTTGCAGGATACGGGTATCGCAAAGATCCCAAGGACAAAAATCATCTGGTTATAGATGAATACGCTGCGGGCATCGTGCAGGAAATATTCAAGCAGAAATTGAACGGAATGAGTTCACAGCGCATTGCCAGCCACCTGAACGAACTGGGTGTCCTGCCGCCGAACGAGTATAAGAGAGCCAATGGATTCAACTATACCTGTGGTTTTCAGGCTGGGCTGAATCAAAAGTGGACAGTGGTTTCCGTCAATCGTATTTTGAAAAATGAATCCTATACGGGAACATTGATTCAGGGCAAACGCAGGAAAATCAATTATAAAGTAAAAAAGAGCCATGATGTTGGAAGTGAAAACTGGATTCGGGTGGAGGATGCGCATGATGCCATTATCAGCAAAGGCGAGTTCCAGCAAGTACAACAGTTGTTGGAACTGGACACTCGTACCGCACCATCGCAGACAACAGTTTATCCATTATCAGGTTTTCTGCGCTGTGCAGACTGCGGGCAGAATATGATTCGCCGCACGGTGACGAAAAACGGAAAGAAGTATCAATACTATCACTGCTCTACCTATAAGAATGGCGGTGGCTGCACACCGCACATGATAAACAGTGAGAAGCTGACGGAAAGTGTTCTGGCTGCGATTCGGCATCAAGTGACACTTCTTGTAGAAGCGGAAAAGGTACTCTCCAATGCAGAGCTGGAAAGCGGCGAACAGATTGGCATAAAGATTCTGGACAGCCAGATCACTGCACTGGAAGCTGAATTAGAACGGTACAGTAATTTGAAAATCCGTCTGTATCAGGACTTATGCGATGATGTTGTCAGTCGGGAAGAGTACGGAGAAATGAATACTCGCTTTGCGCAGAAGATAAAAGAGGCACAGGATAAGATTCAGGAAATCCGCGAAAAGAAGCAGGAGGCATTAAAGCACGATACGCTGCTTCCCACTTGGTTGGAAGAATTTAAGCAGTACGAACATATCAAAACGCTTGAACGCAGGGTCGTGGTGGAACTGATCGACCACATAGATGTTCATAGCAAAACAGAGATTGAAATTCATTTTTGTTTTGAGGATGAACTGCACAGCATCACAGAAAAATTTATGGAATATCAAGCACATCATGGAAATGAGGTGGCAGAGGAATGAAATGGGTCAGCTATACAAGGTCAATCTCCAGTAGAATCGGAGAAGAAAATCCGTCCAATACGATTGCGGAACAGAATGAACGAATTGCGCGGTATCTAAAAAAGCGTGGGTGCAGCGTATCCGAAAAATACAGTGACCGCAAGAGAACAGCAGAAGCCACAGAGGGCTTTGACAAATTGGTACAGGATGGGATGGCTCGGAAATTTGATGCGGTTGCTGTGGATTCTATCTTCCGCTGTGGAAGAACCCTTCCGTTTGCCATTGAAGCACTGCAGAGGACGTTCTATCCGCTTGGTATCCAATTTGCAGTTGTGGAAGATGACTTTTGCAGTGCAGATAAAACTGCCGAAGAAGTTGCAAAGTATTTCAATGAAAAGACCATTGATAAGATTCGTTCGGAATTTATTACCAATCGCCAAAATCACTTTGAAGAAGGTACACTGACCCATCGACAGGCTAAATATGGTTATGCGCTGTCGGAAAATCGCAGAAACCTTGTTCTTAATCCTGAGAGCGCACAGGTTGTAAAGCTGATTTTTCAGATGTATCTGGAAGATATGAAAATCCCGGAAATCGCAAGAGCATTGGAGGCACAGGGCGTTCCATCTCCACAAATCCAGATGGCAAAGAAAAAAAGATCAAGAACAAAAATCAAGTGGCCGGATTCAACAATTCGCTCGATTTTGAAAAATCCACTCTATATCGGAAAGTGTACGCTGACACTGGCAAAGGCAAAGCGAGAATTGGAGGTTCCGGCGATTGTTTCAAAGACGGAATTTCAGAAAGCCCAGAAAAAGTTGGAATCTACGAGGTTGCCTTCGAGAAAAAAGGCTCGAAAAAAACCAAATCTGCTCTTCAAAAAAATCTATGACAAGGAAAGCGGAAAAGGTCTGCTGTGCAGAACATCAGAAGATGAAAGCCGTCAAATCTATTCGTTTGACAAGGGGTATAGATGCTTCTCTGGAAAAGCCCCTTTCATCGAAAGCGAGAAAATCTTTCGAGAGATTCTTTCAGCTTTGGAAAAAGAAAAAATGCAAGCTGCGCATATTGATAGGGTGCTGGACTTGAATCCTGAGAAAGTCAAGCAGTGCATGGATGCTGGACTGTTGCAGTACAGAAAAAAGGCAAATGAGATCGTTGCTCGCTTGATGGCCAAGGACGATGAACGAACAGCGGTTTATCGGGAATACGAGCAGGAATCAATTTCACTAGAACAGGTAGAGGAGTATGAACATCAGTATCAGGTGGCGGTCCAGAAGCAGGAAGCAGCTTTTAAAAAAGTAATGCTGGCTGTTAATGACATAGAAAAAGCATTTAGCCATGGGAATCCCTGGTTGATGAAGTTCCGAGCGATTTCAATTCCTGAAAAATTGGAGCGCACACATCTTAAAGAATGGCTTGACCATGTATGGATCGTAGATTTTGAACAGGTAGAAGTGATCCTACAAGAAAGTGAGTGGAAGGGATTCTTCCCGGAAGAATGGCTGAACAACGGAGAGGAAGATTGTAATGGCAAGAAAGAGTAGAAAGAATCTGATGCCGCAGGCCGCTGCGCAGGAGGCCGTACAGCAAAACGAAAAAGAACTTCTGCGCACGGCAGCGTATGCGCGGCTGTCGGTTGAGAACGGCGGGCATGAAACAGAAGATTCCCTGCACACACAGATTTTGCAAATTCATAATTATATCAGGGAAAACCCGGAATTGACGCTGACCGATACCTATGCAGACAACGGTTTTACGGGAACACGTTTTGACCGACCAGAATTTGAGCGTATGATGCAGGATGTACGGACAGGCAAAATTCAGTGCATCGTTGTGAAGGACTTATCTCGATTTGGTCGTGACTATATCGAAACGGGAAGCTATCTGGAAACTATTTTCCCGATGCTCCATGTTCGCTTTATCGCCATCAACGATGATTTTGACAACATCCGGCAGTCGGATGTGGATAGTCTTGCGGTTCCCATCAAGAACATGGTAAAGAACATAAGCTGTTTGGGAAGGGTGTTCTGCTGAATCACTCTTTTTCGACAAAGCGATGCGGTTCAATCGCAAACCGTTTTTATAGAATGTTGTCAGGTGTATGCCCGGACTGCGGATGCAGCCGGGTCTTTTCTTTTTCCCATTATACCACACCAACAAAGCGGTAAAAGATTTTAATATCCTGTTGACGCTGGCCGTCTATGACGGAGCGTTCTCCGATCTCGATATGGTCAATCAGTTCCTCAACGATTTCCCGGTCAAGCTCCTGCACATTCAGGTAGCGGCGGACGATGCCTGCCCACTGTCGGATGTTTTCAACCTCCTGCTGGGCTTTTCGCTCCTCTGCCAGAAGTGTGTCTAAGCGGCCAGTCTTTTGTATGCGCTCCTGTTCACTTTTCTGAATCAGGACAGCAAAGGTATCGCTATTGATGACACCGCTGACCTTATCCTCGTAGAGTTTAGCGGTCATGTGTTCCAGTTCTCCGATACGCCGCTGCAACCGGCTGATTTCCAGTTTGGAATCTTCCTGCCTGGCTGCGCTCTCGGAAAGTATCTGCTGTTTCAGCTTGTCCAGCACCGCGTTTTCATCCTGCACTATCGCTTGACTGTGCGCCCTGATTTCATTCAGCACCAGCGTTTTCAGCGAGATTTCATAAATCCGATGCCAGGAACAGGCACTGCGTCCGGTGGTGACAAAGTGGGAGCAGATATAGGAAACATATCGCTTGGATGTCCCGTTTTTCCTGCGCTGGGTCTCACGGGTGGCTACCAGAGGATGCCCGCAGTCGGCACAGACCAGTTTGCCGGTGAATAGGGCGGGCATAGGGGCGGCATGATTTGCCACCTGCTGTTTCACTGCCCGGTTCTTTTCCTGAACCGTTTCCCACAGTTCCCGGTCAATGATCGCTTCGTGGGCATCCTCTTGGCAAATCCATTCTGTTTCCGGCTTCTGGATCATGGTCTTATCCTTGTAGGAACGGGAGCCGGTACGGTTCTGTGTAACTGTGCCGAGATAAAGGGTATCGTTCAGGATGTTTTTTACCGTGGCATAAGCCCAAAGTTTAGAGTATTTGCAGCTGCCCTTTTTTCCGTAGTGCAGCTCCCAATGCCAGCGGGGAGAAAGGATGCCTTTCTTGTTCAGTGCCGCCGCAATCTTGCCGTAGGCCATGCCGGAGCAGCGCATCTGATAGATCTCCCGCACCACAGCGGCAGCTTCTTCATCCACCACCAGCCGGTGTTTATCCTCATCGCTCTTGCGGTATCCGTAAGGAGCATAGGCGGTCAGGTATTGGCCGCTTTTCTTTTTGGCGTACAGCACCGATTTGATTTTCCCCGACAGGTCTTTCAGATGATAGTCGTTCATCAGACTGCGGAAGTGCAGCATATCGGTGTTGTCATCCTCGCTGTCCAGACAATCCAGCACAGATACAAACCGGCAGCCCAGGGATGGGAAAATCACATCCGTATAGCGGCCTACCTCCACAAAGTCACGTCCCAGGCGGGACAGGTCTTTGACCAGGATCAGGTTAATCAGGCCGTGGCGGGCATCCTCCAGCATTTCCAAAAATCCGGGTCGCTGAAAATTCCCACCGCTGTACCCATCGTCCCGATAGGTCTTGACCTCCATCCAGCCGTTGAGCATGACAAATTTGGAGAGGATTTCGTACTGGTTCTCTATGCTGGCAGATTCATCGCCGGGGATATAGTTCTTTGCCTTTGCGGAATTGGAGGCATCATCCACGCTCAGGCGGCAGTAAATGCCGACCTTATATTGCTTCTTCAAGTGGCTGCCTCCTTTCTTCCTGCGACAGCGCCGCGTCCACATTTCCGACATAGCGGTAGTAAACACGGAGGTCACAAATCCGCTGTCCATTGATTTTTTTGGTTTCTCCCACCTCAATGCGGTCCACCAGTTCAAAGAGAATGGATTCATCCAGCTCGGTAATCTCTGTGTATTGGCGGATAATGGTCAGCCAGCGGTCCGCATCCGTGCGGTTTTCCAGATAGCTTTTGACCTTGCGTTCCAGTTCCGGGATGGCTTTGGACTTTTCTGCCCGTTCCGCTTCATACTTGTGCATCAAGGTTTGAAAAACGGTCTGCGGAATGGTTCCGGCACATTTATCCTCGTAGAGATTTTGCATCAGCCGTTCCAGCTCGGAAAGCCGCGCTGTGTATGTTTTCAGCTCCTGCTCACAGGAGGAAAGACGGCTTTTTGCTTCCTTATCCTTTAGGCGGATAATCTGTTGAACCAGCTGCTCCGGGTCATATTCTGCAAAACGGGCCTTTTCCCGAATGTCCTCCAGCACCAGCTGGGTCAGCACATTCTCATAGATGGTGTGAATGGTGCAGGCTCCCTTGCCGCTGCGGGAGTAATTGCCGCAAATAAAGGAGCTGTACCGCCCCGGCGTTCCATCTTTATAGGTGAATCGCTCCACCTGATTTCTCATTTTGAAGCCGCAGTCCGCACAGTACACAAGGCCGGTGAAGATGCTCCTGTAACCGTCAGCGGAAGAAGATTTCCGCACTTTCTTTTTGTCAATGCTGACTACGGTATCCCACAGTTCCTGTGAGATAATCGGTTCATGGGTCCCTTCCACACGAATCCATTCTTCCTCCGGCTTATTGATGAGTTTACGGGATTTATACGACAGCGTTCCTGTCTTTCCCTGAACCATGTTGCCGATGTAAACCTCGCTACGGACAATGTTTTTTACCGTCTGGTCTGCCCATTTGTGATTGACCCGGCGCGGATCGGTCTGTCCCTTGCGCTGGTAGTACAGCACACCGGGGGACGGGATGCCTTCCTCGTTCAGTATAACGGCGATGGCGTGAAACCCTGTTCCGGCTGCCCGCATCTCAAAGATACGGCGCACAATCGGGGCGGTGTCCTCGTCGATCACCAGATGGTGCTTATCCGCTGGGTCCCGTTTGTAGCCGTAGGCAGGGTAGGTTCCCATGAATTTGCCGTTTTCGGCACAGGCTTTCTTGACTGCCTTGACCTTCTTACTTGTATCGCGGCTATAAAATTCGTTAAATAAGTTCAAAAAGCACATGACATCGGTGCTGCCATTGGTGCTTTCCGTGTCAATGCCGTTGTTCAGAGCGATAAACCGACAGCCCAGAGATGGGAATAGGTAGTCTGTGTACTGTCCAAATTCAATGTAGTTACGGCCAAAACGGGACAGGTCTTTAACCAGAATCACATTGATCCGCTTGGCCTTGGCATCCTCGATTAGCCGTTTGACCCCAGGACGGTCAAAATTCGTACCTGAATATCCATCGTCGATATAGGTATCAATTTCATTCCAGCCCCGCTGCCGCACATAGTTCTGGAGCAGCAGCTTCTGGTTCTCGATACTGACGGATTCGCCGTCGCGTTCATCGTCGTTACTCAAACGGCAGTAAATGCCGACGTTGTATGTTTTTGTAGTCATCTTTATTTTCCCTCCCGATAATTCAGATTCCATACCTCGTGCAGCGTGATGGCTCCACAGGGAATGTCCCTGCATGAACATCGTAACGGAGAATCCATCGCCGCGCAAGAATGCGGCAATGCCGGGAGGATGGTGTGACTATGTGGCCGTGTGTGCAGAGCAGCCGGCGGGTGTGGAAACCTCCGACATGGCGCGCCGGACAGCCAGCTGCTCCAAAGTCTTTCCCAGCTCCTTTTCACCCGAAAAAAAGCTGGTCACACGGTAAATGGTTTTCCCGATTTTCACCTCTTTGTAGGAGGTTGTAGGGGTATTCCTCTGATCCATATTGACGCACCTCCAGTCAAAAAACCTGTTTCTTCATAAGATATGAGGAAACAGGTTGTCTCAATTCATATAAAAAAGCAGCCGCACCGATAAAGTTGAGGGGATATGCTAACCTGCTAATCGGTACGGCTGCTGTATGATAGTTTGGTTTATGCTCGTCACATTTGCCACGCGCCCTGACGATGGGGACATTCCGGTCTCCGCT